CTTAAAGGTAAAAGAATTGCTATGCGTACTAATAAAAATAATAACATAGTTTACCAATGCATAAAGTCTATGGCTGAGCTTGAGTCTAATATTGATGGTAGTAAAAGTATTAAAAAACTTATACTAAATTAATTATAATCTCTCTCTATAATCATTTCAATAAAGTGTATTGCTTTAAGCAAATCATCTTTACCATCTTTGTCCTGGTGTCTAATTATATACTTAATTGCACATCCTTCAGGAAATAAAAGTTTATTTTCTACTACAAATTTACTTGGTTGAATTTTATATTTTTGGTAATGACTACCTTTAATCTGTTTGTTCCAAACTTTGCTCATTAAATGTTAACCTAAATTTACCTTTATGTTTATATTTTTTTCTTGGTTTGCTCAACACTTTATGTTGATCTTCTGTTAATGTATATAGATCTAACTTCATAGCAGCAGTAAACTTTTTACAAGCCATTTCAGGATCTATTTCTGCATAATAACATATAGTTCTAAAGTCTATTGAATTACCTATAAGCCAATCAATAGCATTACGTTTATCTATAAGATAATATTTGTCTAAACCATCGTACATAGCGTCATGTATTGCTTGACTAATTATTGCTCTAAACAAGTATCTCTCAGGATTTTTCATCTAAAACTTCATATGTCATTCGCTGCTCTATTGAGTCAGCTTCTTGCCAGTTTAAAGTTGTAGGATCTATAGCATTTAATATCTTTAATGCTTCTTCATCTGAGGTTGCATTAATAAATATTTCTGTATAAGCAGGGAGTATTACCCATCTTTTAAACTTATAAATCATATATTGTTTTTACGTCTACTTGCTTCTAAAGTTCTAAATAAATCTATAATAAGACCTTCTTTATCACGTTTGTTTTCTAATGTTGATGATTTTACTTCTGCTTGAAACAATTCATCTATTGCAGATTTATATGTATCACTTGCATAGTAAGATTGTTCTTTGGCAGAAATACTTTTATCTTCTGTGTTACCAGTTATATGTAATGCTTTTTTACGTTTAAGTAATCTATCAAGATACTTAACATTAGCATTAGCTTCTGCATTACTCTCATCTGTTTCAGATAAAAATGCTAAAGCTTTTTCTAATCGTTGTTCAGTAATCATTTATTCTCCTTTAATTTTTACATATGCAACCATAAAAATCTCCACTTCCATTATTCATTACATGAAGATTAATAGATTCAATATAAGTTGTTAAATGTAACCTTAATATATCACAAAGATCAAAGCAATCTGTTTCTAAAAAAAGTTCAATTTTTTGTGTTATTTCTTTTGTTACTTTTACTAATTGAAATATTCCATCGTCTAGTATTATTAATTCCATAACCTAATCTTTCTAATTCACAATCTGCACAATAATATTCTTTATTGCTTATAATAATTGCAGTTTTTTTACAAAGTTTACATTTCATAATAAAAAGGCACTACTACAGAGAAGAACCTTAATCTGTAGCAATGCCTAGTTTTCTAACTCGAGGGAGATAAGAAATTGTTAAAATGGTGGATCATCTGATAGTATTTCTTCAACACTATTAGCTTTAGCCTCCAATACTTTTCTAACCAGATTATCAATTTGTTGAAACTCTGATTCAGTTGGTATTTTGCCACCAGACATATAAGAACCTATAAGGTTACTCATAGTTAATCTGTATTTTTCTGAGAATTGATCGGTTACATTTCTAACAGTTTGTACACCACTAGAACTAACCATGCTTGGTGCAACACCAGAATTATCTGATACTTCACTTAAGCATTCTATTCTACTTGCAGTTTGATATTGTTTACCAGTTTTACTTGTTCTTACTGGCTGTGCATCAATTTTTAGTCTTGCTCCCTTCGGCCATCTTGATGAGCCTAAAGCCTCACCATATATAGTCATATCACTACCATCGTCTTTAGTAACGTAAACAGTAACTTGACCATCATCTTTCTCAAATGCTTTTTTAAACGAGCATTCAAATGTTTCATGTTCCATATTTGTTCTCCTATTTATTTGTTTTATTATATTTCCAAATTTTTGCATTAGTTGTTATAGCCTATTTAAAAGCATTTTGCCAAACTTTTTTTGCATATATTCTAGATGGTTCATTATCTGATTTACCCCATCTAAAGTTATCCATAGTCAATGGAAACATTTTAACTATGTCCTCTTTTGTTTTAGCAATATCCAAGATATGTTCTATATGTTTCATAGCTTGTATAATGGTCTCTAAATGACCCTCTCTGCCTTCCATATCCACGCTGTAAACGTCTTTGTATGAACAATACAGCAATGCAGTCGGTTTATTGAAAAGGTCTTTGTAGAGGGCTTGTTGACGCAAATCAGCGTCTTTTGGGTACCATCTGCTATCAATAGCACCAGATTTAAGTCTTTTAATGTAAGCAGTAGCTTTAGTATCTATGATTACATCGTCAAACTCAAAGTCAGTTTTACCTACAACATCATATTTTAAGCCATATTTGTCACCAGGTATTTGTTTTTCATTCTGATAAGAAACAATTTTACCAAATTGTGGTAGTTCTTTAACAAACTGATTAGCAATAATACCAGACCAAAGGCATTCGTCATCTGACTCATCACCTTCTAGTTTTAGGTATTCATTTTTTGCGTAATCTATGATAGCTTCTTCATCAGTGATTTGGTTTTGCAAAGCATATTCTGCTGCAGCTTCGGCAGTACTGCCCATTATCATTCTGGCATTTGCTTTGGATTCAAAATCATACAAGTTATTGATAATCCAATAGGGTGGACTGTCAATAAAACTATTAGTTTTTGAAGCACTATGTCTATATTCAATGTTCATGTTTTTCTCCTTATGGTTAATAATATTCAAAAGTTTTGTAGTTCATCTTATAATGTATCATTAGATATATTAAAAGGTAAAAGAACTGTTGGTAATAGTAACGAATATAAAATATATAATTTATGTATTTTACTTTCTTGGCTATTGCACCCTACACAAGTGTATGGGTGTAAGAGCACTATTGCTCGTTTGCATAATTGTAATAAAAACAGAGTTTATAGACTTAATAATTTATACAATAAAAACAAAAAATTTAGATCTTTTGTTGATAATGCAATAGAAAATTATAAAGTATCTTATGCGTCAGATAGAAAAACCTGAGTTAATATCTACAATTTTAGACAAACGTAAAGTATGGTTAAATATACGTGAGTCTAGATTAATGTATATGTTTCATAGAAAGCTCATATCTATTGAAGAATATGAAGCTGGATCTAGGTATCGTCTTATGTGTGAACTTCAAGGTGGTGGTACTGGAAATGTTCTTAAAGAACGTATTGATGGTTCTAGCACAGACTTTATTACATCATCTCTTGGAGCTGCATTAGCAGTCAAAGATGTAGATGATGAAATAGGAAAAAGACTTTCTAATATTATGAAGTTGTTTTGTCATTATAATTTTGGTATCATTGAGATAGCACATATGTTAAGTATGTCAGAACGCAGAGCATCTAACAACGTACATGAAGGACTATCAAGTTTAGCAATTTATTATGGCTACAAAAAAGTGCACAATACTATCAGAGGACAAGGCACAAAGAATCAAAGACAAAGAGTACCTAAAGTGGGTAGCATCTAATCCTTGCATACTTTGCCAGGACACGAGATGCCAAGCTCATCATATTACTTTTGCTATGCCTAGAGGTTTCTCACAGAAAGTTGGAGATCAATATACTGTACCTTTATGTTATCCTCATCATCATCAATTACATACAAATGGTATGAGTGAAAAAGATTTTTGGATTAAATTAGACATAGATGCTATCGAAATATGTCGTAAATTTTATGACCATTACCACAATATGTGGAAAAATAAGAACTTTTTTTATGATGATTCTATGTTATGGCGTACTGTATATGATGAACTTGTACCTAAGATGCAAAATAACATTGATTTTTTAATGCAACCCAAATAACTATCAGAGATATCCTCGCCAGAGGTACGTAAATATGACTAAGATTTTAAAGTTTCCAAAAAGCAAACAACCTTATTCAGAGACATTTCTTACTAATGTAAAACCAGAAGCTATTGGTGATTTTATTAAAGGTCAAAATCCTAAAATGTCAGTTAGAGCTGCAGACGCAATGGCTCTTGCAATTATTTACAGTACATACTTACAGTTAGTATTTGATGAAGAAGGTCATGATGTACCTTCTAATATTATGGATGCATTAGAAGAAAATGATCATTCAACTTTTATATGGGCTGTAGATGACAAAAAAACGTTACACTAAAAAGAAAATATCTTTCTCTAAAGATTCTCATACTTTACCTTATGACAAATACAGAGTTGAGTGGGTTGACTGTGTAAGTGATTCAGGTTGGGCTGAGAAAAAAGAATTTACTAATATGAAATTAGCTAATCCTGTTAACGAAGGTTGGCTGTTCTCTAAAGACAAACACTCTATTAAATTGTTTGCAGCATACATTGAAGAAGATGGATCTTATACTTATGGAGATCGTACTAATATTCCTGCATCTTGGATTGTAAAAATGACTAAAATCTAACCTACTCCTCCTTGGGCCATTATCTAGTATTGGTAACCTTACAGAGTTTAAAACTAGAACTGCTTATGTAAGTTTACAAGTCCGAATAAGTAGGTTAAATTTAACCACCCACCAAGTCTCCCTGATGGGTGTATCTATATGTGAGATAACTTGTTTTTAACAGGTACCACATACTCACTCTACAGAATTCTTAAATACCTTTTGTAGTATACATATCATTTACTTTTTCAGATTCTTTCTGAGCTTCAGTTTTTAATGGATCTGTATATACTTCTTCTACTTTATCTACGCTGTGTTCTACAATACGTTTACGTGTTGCATTTATTTCAGCTTTAACATGATCTTTAGCATGTTCTAATACTTGGATTAACTTAGGAAAGTTTGTATGGTAAATACCATAAATACTTAAATCGTTAATTGCTGTTGCTACTCTTTGTAGACCTCTTTGACGTTTTTCTAATCTCAGTATCTCGCTGTCTGGCATTATCATTATCTTCCATCTCCTTTATTTTACGTTTAAGTTTATCTATTTCTAATTGCTTTGCAGCAAGTACCATTTTAAGTGCTTTATCATCCATGTGACCTCATTTCTGTAAGATGTGTTTCATATTGTTCAATCATTTGTTCATATTCTACAATCCATTTTTGTAAAATCAAGGAGTGTTTATCTTGTAAAAAACCACAAGCTATAGCTCCTCCAAGTACAGATACAGATTCTTTAGCATCTGATATTTCATTTTCTAA